GCGTATATTTTCCATCTTCAACGATCATATCCAATATTTGGAATATTCTCTCTTCAGAAGCATTGTCAAGCTTTTCATTCTGTTCAAGATCAGGGAATTTCATCAGTCGACGGCCTTCTTTGAGCGACAACATCCCCGCTTGTACTTGTTCTGTAACAGTTGCAATGCGTCCACCTGGCTCTCTGGGTAGCGATGACTCAGAGAAGCATTGAATGACGAATGGATTTTTTAGAAATCCCATTTGAGGGAGACTAATCTCTTTTGTACCATCCTTATTAGGATAGACGGTCTGATACTTGCCAGTTTCCTCAGCGATGTCCATGGCTGTTTCTGTAATCAAATAAGCCAATTCGATGTACATGTTTTCATATTTCTTAGCGACGGAAGTGAATCTATCGCTGAAGATATCGTCTGCTGTGCGGATCGCTTCGCCCGAATTGAGGCCAACCGCCTTTTGGCCAGTCGCTTGCATATTCGAGACACCGCACTGCCTGAATCCATAATCGATAAGTTTGTCACGCTCTGCATAAAGCTCCGGCGCATTACATGGGGCTACTTCATAACTAGGCTTCGTCCCATGATATGTAATAATCACGCCAATTTCATTATTGTTATGCGCTTTTACTACTTTCGAGGACTGATCAACAAATACGCGAGGTACCCCAACCAGAGTGATTGCGCGAGTAATGGTGTACATGATTCGATTAATAGACAACTGAGTACCAAAAAGCTGAGTTCCAAGACCGTTGCCCCAATAGCCAAGAAAGGAATCCGAATAATTGAAGAATACAAACGGGAATTTTGTTTTATGATATTCTTCATCGAAAATCACCCCAGCTTGAGTGGCTAACGTGTGGCGCCCCGGAATATAGCCTGGAGCATCTGGATCTGGGCCTGATGCTAATTTCCAACCTTCAACCACCATCACTTGATCAGCTGTTGTGCGGCCCGAATCTGGGGAATTATCTGGATAGGACTGCGGAGCTTCTCCGATTACCTTCTTGGATTCTGGATTTTGAGAGAGGAGCTTATCTCTATCCACGAGCTTCAGCTGAATCATCTGCTGAGGATCGCCGTTGAGGCTGTCATTATCATCCACAAACAGGTCCGTGATCATGACTCTATCAACACAAACCTTGTCGTCGTCGCCGCGATAGACCTTGAGGGCACCAGCGCCCATCACGATCCCATCTCGTAGCATTTTGGCACCCTTGGCATAGGCCTTGGTCTGATAGAATTCCCCGAGGACGAATTTATTCAGCTCTTGGGCTAAATGCCTCTGCTTATAATCCGCGCCATCTGTAAGAAACCTTGGCTGGGGCTGAGCCTGTGTAAGACGAGATACCAAGGTATCCGTACAGGCTTGGATCAAATTGAATGTCGGGCGATCATCGGGGAGCGCCCTAGTGCGGTCCATCTTAGAAACGTTGCTGCCAGCATAGGAATAGATAGAAAGGCCACAGTAAAGTCTGATATCTACCGCTAGCTGTCTCATCCTATAGGTCTGATTGGTCTTAAGATAAGCCCCAGTACCGCACAACTCGGCGGCCAACTGCTCATCTGAGTCAGCTTTCCACCACTCGGCAAGCATTTCAGAGCCATTAGTACCATCCGAAGCCGCTTTCGTTTTGAATTTGATCTTCGCTGGAGTTGTTTTGGCCTTGGTTATCTTCATTATCTGCCTTCTACTATATGGGCGAACATCAGTTGCTCGTCAGATATGCCACCTTCTAACTGGCTCTCTTCTATTTCCTCTATTGAGGACGAACCCTTTTTTGGCATATCTCCAAACTTGACAGACAGTTCTTCATAAACAATCTCCGTCACACCCTGTTTGCGGCATAATTTTAGGAATTTATCCAGTTCCTTAAGTTCCATTAGTATCATCACCTATTTATTTATCTCGTCCATAGCTTGAGCCATAGCCAGCTATAGGCATTCTATCCTTAAGCTTCCTACTCTTCATGATTCTAGAGACAATATCGTCTCGGTCTTCATCCTCTTGCTCATCGCCAATCAGGTCGCCGCTGTTCTTTCCCGTATAACTGGATTCTAGATCATCCTTTAAGGATAGATCATCAAACTCATTTGGAGAGAAATCGGCTAAACGATCATCATCTGGACCATGATCTTCGTTGGCAACTCGGCCACCTTCGGAATACATGCCGCGCTTCTTCATGATTCGTTCGACGAGATCGCCATCGTCTCGAGCCATTCCACCGTCAGCCATCTTTGATTGACTGTGCTTCATACATGAACCAGATGAGCAGTCGGGGCAATCCATAGCCATGCCGCCTTCAGCCATCTTTCGCTTCTTCATATTGTAGGCAATCGCCATATTAGACATGCTTACTCTCCCTGATACAGGTTAACAATCGACTTGACGGCATTTAGACCGGCATCTGCCGTGGAAAGTGAGCTAAATACGATAGTAAGCACATCAGCAGCGGCGGCCTGGATTCTTACACTTCCACCCACGATAGGTTGAGTAGGAGATGGCCAGCCAAATCTTGCTAGTACTGTGCTTCCTTGGCTGATTACAACATCAAGGCCGGAGATAGCAGGAGCGCCATAGCTACCTGCTGCCGTAACAGAAAAAGAAGCGCCGGCTGATGCTGTACCATTGGCGGCGGCGGTTAATGTACCTGGGGAGTTCTGGGTAAGAATTACATGAGAGGTAGCACCGGTAACGGTAACTCCAGTAACAGCGGCAGCCACTGCTGTTCTAGTAGCGCCTGCTAAAGTGTTAGCACTTGCATCCGTTGCGCCCGCTACCGCAATGCCAATCAAGCCAGCCGGAGCTGGGTCAACGCCCGCGCTGTTGATATTATACCAAACATAATAACCATAGAGATCGCCAGCGGTATGGAATGTCCAATATGTGCTATTTCTGCTGCCTGAGGAATCCGCTGCGCATGTTACATCAGTAACATTTGGGCTTGGATTTGTCGTAACCGCAGGGCTACCAGCGGCTAGATATGGAATAAACGATTTAAACTCTAGCGTATAGAGACCTGCTGTCACGACATTGAATGTCTGAGTGCCAAGGCCGCCAACCACAGTACTCTGATTTACCTGCAAAGAATTGATCGTCATTACTGTTTCCTTTGGTTTATTTGTTACATTCCCAGATCTTGTTCTTCATCTTCTTCACGCACATATTCGCACAAAGCTTCCAATGCTGACTTTAGCATCCCTTTATCTTTCTTTTCAAAAGCAGACAAAAGATCTTCGGCTATTGCATCAAGCATCCCAAATTCTTCTTCGTTGTCAGGTTTTCTTTTTTTTGTCGGCTCGTCTTCGGAGCCCATGGAGGCATCGTCTTTATTTTTTAAAAAAGGCAACATTGTTTATCCTTTTGTCTTAAGATGCATATATTTTAGACTAAAACTAATAAAAAACCTAGAGCTATCCCAAATCCCCTAGAGTGCCTTCAGACGGCCATTGACTACCGTCATGCATCTCCAGGAGTCTATCCCTTTCAGATTCCCAAAGAGCTTGAGTATCTTCGGATTGCTTCTGATGCCACTCCCTAGATCCTACTGCTATCTTTTTCTCGGCTTTGACTGAGGCATAGTGATAACCGCACCGCCAAGCATAGAGGAAAGCATCACAAAGGTGATTGGAGAGAGATGGATTTTCCTTTTTTGGATATTTTATCACATCACCATCGGTCACCCAGATCAGCGATGCCATCTCTTCCCATAGAGGCCTATTATCCTCCGAATCGACGACTAGGATTCTGCCCTGGATAAGATCCGAATTGCATAGCTCGATGAATGTTACCTTGTCTTGTTTGTCAGCATATTCGAAAGGAATAGCGGATCTAAAGCGCATCGACTCCACGCCTTGCTTGTTAGCGCCATCGATTATGACTCGGTGCGGAGCACAGCTAGAATCCCTCATAAATTCTTGGATCTTCCCGGCTACTTCGTCAAAAGTCATCTTAGGTTTGGAAAAGCTCTTAAGAATATAGAGATAGGGATTATTCACATGATAGGCAGTAAGGACGAAAGCTGAATCATCTTCCCAGCCAGTATCTACACCTAGAGTATATGTCCATCCGTCATGTGGTAGGTGCGGTACAGTCTTTGTCAGATTCTTGGCGGTATCGAACTTATAGACTAGCTTCTCTTCATCTACCACCCACTGATTGAGATACCATTGCTTATATTGCGGCGTCTGCATATATAAGGGACGTTCCGCCTTGATCTTCTCAAGTGCCATAGCCCATTGCTTAGCCACAAATGGGTTATCATGCGCCGTCCACTCAAATAGCTTCCACCCACGTTCTCTCCCTGTCGTAATATCGTAGAATAGACCCCTAGGAAAGTTGGAAGCAGTCCCCATTAAACATATTGTACCTGACTCAGCTCCATCATTAGGATCGACCATCGCCGGACCGAGGACCCCATAGACTAGATTGCTGACATTGATCGTATACATGGAAGCTTCATCGATACAGACAAGGCGGTATTTCCTACCCAACAGCTTGTTCATCTCTGATTCATCGACATCCACCCCAGTAACCGCGATAACTGAACCATTGGGGAATGTCATTGTCAGTTCAGTCTGATTGAAGCTGGCACCCAATGAATACTTGGTGTTGATGATGTTAAGGATGTCTTTCCAGATGATCGCCTTAGCAGACGCGCGAGTAAGACCTAGAAAGAGACAGTTGCATCCTGGATTTTGAAGAGCTTGTTGGACCAGATATAGACCAGCCGTGAATGACTTGGCACTTCGCCGTGTGCAGAACAGAACCTTTTGCGTAGATGGATCACGAATAAAGTCCACTTGATTAGAAAAGGCATGCGCTAGAACGTTGGGAATATTCAACCGCGCTAGTTTTCGGCGGGCTAACTCCTCTAGGACGAGTCGTGGCTCTATTTCCATTATTTAGTCGGGACCCCCCGATTAATCTTTATTTTTCCAAAAGCTGTATACAGATAAATATCTTCTTCGCATGAAGATGCACGATTTATTTTTTTTAAAAATATATCCCATTTATCCCATTTGATGGTTATTGCTTCAATGATTATGGGATCAAAAAAATCTTCGTTATTCTTTTCATCCAGAGATGAAATCTCTATTAAGCTTTCACACATTAAATATCCTTAGAACTTCCTGGGACTGGTTCTACCTTTTTCTGGGACATCAGACATTGCTATCTGGATTGCTTGCTTACGTGATGCTAGGGCAGCTGCTGCCGCCGGTGTCTGAGCTATTGCCTCTACTGGGACAGTAGTCTCTTGAAAGCCATTTCGTGCCATAGCGGCCAGAGTAGATGGAGTTTGTAGAGATGCGAAAGGTAACTGAGTACTACCCGCAGATTGATATTGTGCCGGACTTGGGGCAGCCCGAGCTGTATACCGTAACTCCACCTCTTTGATCCTAGCAGCTATAAGATCCTTGGTAGCCTTTTGAAGCTTATGATTCATTAGTAGATCTAGTAGGAATGACAGCTCAGTCATTTATCTTTACCTGTCTTACCGGCTCCTGGCCCAGCAAATACATGTGACATTGGTGTATCCACTTGTGCGGTAATCTTCTTGAACATACTACGAGCAGGAACGGCAACAGGTTCAACCGCACCTTGCTTCTCATACGGTGTCATCGATGAGACGTTAGTTGTAGGGACAATAGCTGTCCTCTCCAGCCAAGTTACATGGAGTTCTTTATATTCACGTGAATATTGTAATTTGAGGCCAGTTCTTTTATTTGGATCCAGTTTCATCTGTAGATTAGTACCAGCTAGAAACAATGGATTATGGAGTTCAGCGAATTCTATATCAATCATCAATGGATCCTAGGCGAACGGGTTAAATGTCCAATCTTTATATTTCTTCTTCCAGATCTTATCACCATCTTTAGTCAAATGAGTCACAGTCTTAATCCCTGGAGGTAGAAGCTTCTTACCTATACCAAGGGTGCGGTGATCCCTATGTACATAGATGTAGTCTAGAATCGGGCCCCTGTGAACTGCAAACCCTAGAACCACATCGTGATCATCTGTAAGTACAGCCAACCGCACCATAGATTCTGGCTGAGCTAATAGCGATGAGATATAGGTACTGTATTTGTCATAATATGCATTCGAATCCATGACTTTGATGAGTTCGTTGCCATAGCGATGGGATCTTAGCCATTTTGAGTAGATCAATCCCTTGTAAGTAGAGGGGATATGAGCACCCTGGACCGTTATGACTGTGTAGGTTGTTTCGGACATTCGACAACCTTATATGTGGGCCCACTACTAGTATCCTTTGTCGGGCATATTTTCCTTGATAAGATATCTTTAGCTCGACTTTTCCTGATTGCTACGAGTGTTTCTTCATTCGGTAATGCTGCCGGCTTATAATCCTTATTACGTTCAAGCAGCTCTTCGAGAGTCATTTTGGCTATAATCTGATTATGTGTCACATATTGAACAGAGATCTCCGGTCTAATTTGTCTCTCTTCGATATGTTGAGGTCTAAGCCATTTGTCTACAAAATCAAGAAATGTCACTAGCTTCTACCTCCTTGGGTACAAGCTTGAGATCAGCTTTTTGCTCTTCTGCTTTTGCAGCTTTCTCAGCTAAGAACTCTTGGATTACAGAATGGCAAATCTGATTACTAGCCACTTTCCGGAGTGAATGAATGAAATGGGCATCAGGCTTGTGGGATTCCGTTGGCCCTAGATGCATCACCATATTGGCTACTGCATATTTTTGGGCAGCGATTAATTCTTCTTCTTGTCCAGGCTCGCATGGAATGCATGCCCCCGCTATAAGCCGGTCCGACCACTCTTCAAATTCTGATCTTCCTAAAGGTAGTGGTCTAGGCTCCAGCATCTGCCCTATAATGTCGCCAACTGGAGTTACATCATCATTCTTTATCTTCATTTCTCTATTCCTATTGTGTCTTTAGCCATATCAACTAATTCAAGAGTAGTGAGATTCTGGATGTATTCCCGTTGGGGATCTACAGGTATCTTTGTCTGATCCCTTACCTTACCCCATAGCCTCTCAAAGAGGAGCTGACGTGCTTTATTACATACGTCTTCCTCGCCTTCCATAGCGTCCAGCAATAGACGAGAGAAAATCTTTTGGAAGACCTTAATGTCTTTCTTATTGTGCTCTTCACGTAGCTCCAATGGCGTCATAGACCCATAGTCGTGAAGCTGTGTGATAAATTCCGAATATGAGGTTTCTTTGAGCTTTGCGATATCAGGGCTTAAGCGGGGACGACCCTTCGGATTCGCAGTGGGCGCGCCCTTTTTCCATTGATGTGTCGGCTTTGGGTTAGCCATGGCCTCACTCTAGAATAGATTGAAGTGCAAAAACTTCGAGCGGCTTGATCGCCGACATCTTTTCAATAACTGAAACCGGGATAGAGAGAATGGAGACGGTCTCTTTAGTCAAATCATCCCATGCTTTATCATATTCTTTTCTATTCTCTTCTGTGAAAAGAAATTCTGTTTTTGCTTCATTCAACATCGGTTCGCCGGCTTCGTCTTTATCCGCAAACCTTTTAAGTAGCATCGTTCTTGCTTCGCCAAATGGTACGAGATGGTCTTTTCTCTCCTGCATAACCCGAGCAATTAAGAGGGCGGTCTTTCCATCAGGTTCTTTACTCGCTAGTGAGGTAAGAGCTGCGCCAAACTGGCCATCAAGTAGCTGACCTATTGTTATGTCCACTCTAGCGCCAGGGGTTTTCTTTTCTATTATTTTATTGATACGTCCTACTGATGCTTTAGCCAATTAACTCTCCTGCTATTATCTTATCTTCAATTATTCGTCTGAGACAACCGCACGACCATGGATAAATGGATTCACATATCCCGGTTTTAATCCAAATTCTCCAACACATCTACAGCATGTAAGCATCGACGGAGCCATCACAGCTAAGCATCTGGGGCATTCCCATCCCATCTCTCTCTGTGCTTTTCGCTCCTTCTCCTCATCAATATCTCTCTGCCGACATTGCTCGCAAATCTGATCTGGATCCAACATAGCTTGCTTACCACCGAAACAGTTGTAACAATATCTAGTCATTCCCTATCTCTCAAATTAAGCTAAAAATTATCAAATATATCAACTATTTCAAAGCTTTTTTGCATTTAATGCTCATTTTTCGCAAAAAAGTACCGATATATATGTTATAAGAGAGGCAATATCGCCCCCCAAAGGTAGTTAGATGAACACAATACAAGCAGCTGAATTTACTGGTATTCCTGAATTCCTATTAGTCCGTATGCGAGCAAGGGAAACTACCTCGATTAAGAGCGGTCCGCCGTTCTGTAAGAAGATGGGACGCAATGGCGAGCCCCTTTATACATATTCTATTCGAGACCTACGCCGATGGATGAAGATCCGTAAATGCCTGATTACTGCCGGGGATGCTGCTGAAATCCTTGGGATAAGTAGAGAAGATCTGATCAATATGCATGGACTCCAAGGAGTCGATATCAATAAGAAAACACATAAAGGTCGCCTTGTTATCGATAACGGGCATGCTATTTACGTGTGGGTACCAAAGCTATCATAGTTGGCTTCTATCATATTCATCTCTCATTCTCTTTCTTCCACTTTTCCAAACTCTCTCTACTATACCTAACCCTCTTCCCCGCTAGAAAGTAGGGAGGTCCTTTATTAGCACGACGCCAGTTCCCTAGGGTCTTTGGTGCCATATGTAGGAGAGCCGCCACTTCTTTCTCTGTTAAAACATCATCTTTTTCCATTCTCTCGCCTCTCTAAATATGCGCATCTGATCATTTTTCTATTTAGTCGCCTTAATATCAAAAACTTTATAATCAACCTGATATTGATATTTTATAAAGCTATCCCCTAACTCTTCTTTAAGAAGATCTATATCAAGGCTATTCCTCGCTCTTTCGGTTAAACTAACTATAAAACCATCCTTCATCGTTCCAATCATAGCTATTAAATCATCACCAAGAAGAGCTTTGAAATATTCTTTAAGCTCCGCCTCTTGTTTTTCCAACTCACGGCGCAAGTTTATTACAGCCGCCAATTGGTACGCTTTTTTAAATGCCACCACATTCGTTATTTTACGCATTTGTTTCATTCCTTAACTTGTTCTTAGGCGGATTATATGATTCGCCTTTATAACATACTTATCGTCTTATTATTGGGAACCTTTAGGACTATTTAGGCTTTTTTGGGTAGGTTAGCGATATCTTTGGGATATTTTTTAGGGGATTTTTTGGGGAATATCTTGTTATCGATAATGGGCATGCTATTTACGTGTGGGTACCCGCCGTATCCCGTTAACGTTATTCAGCACTCTTCTCTTCGTCTCAGTCACTATCTGACTAATGCGTGCCTCAGTTAAGCCACACATCTCCGCTATTTCAACCAAGTTATATCCATACTTGTGATGCAGTACAAATGCGATTCTGTTAACCGGCGGGATTGTCCTAAAGTATTTATCGATGAACAGCATGTCAGCTAGATTCTCAGGATTAGGACGGTTACACCTTACCACTTTCTCACTGAGGTCAAGAGCTTTTAGCGTCATCGCTTTTTTCCCTTTTTGACTCTTTGTTCCTACCCCGGTTGGCGAGACTCTCCCATATTGGGATCTTAGAAAATCTGAATAGCGGTGCCTCAGATGACCGACCATCTCGTCATTCTCTAGAGCATAGAGGACTACCTCTTGGGCAAAGTCGTCAGCATCGACTTGACTACCTGGCCAAGAGCCACGTTTTAGCGCATAGAGATAAGCGCTCAGATGAATTGCTTTTGCTTTTTTGGGGTCCATGCAAAGAGTTTAGCATGGGATTTAGGAATTTGATGATGCGGCAGTGCGCGACGCTGCTCTGACTAACCCCAAGATATCCACTCTTAGAAAGCCAACTAGTCTCCCAAGGGAAGGTCCGAAAACTACCCTAGCATTTCCCAGCCTCGCATCATTGAAGTACATGACGCCTTCATCCCTTTTATAGAAAATCCTCTGATGTCCTTCAAGGGTTATATGGGATAATTTCCCTAAAAAGGGAAAACCATGGGATGGGATTATCTCGACAGTAAGCAACCATCGGGAGATAGGAAGTCACACTGGGAAGGCGAGGAATGGAACAGAATAGGGGTTCAAATCGGCGGGGGGAGGGATGACTATGTTTCCCTGTCTCGTGAGGAATGGAAGCTTCTAAATCGATTTATAGCCCGTTTCGATGGTAAAGAGATAACCCCCAAGGATTATGATGGTTTATCCAAGGGGCTACAGATTATTATTACCGACTGGCTAAAGAAGTCTAAGCAGCGGGCTTTCTAGTTAGGATATATTCCAAACTCCCTAGAATCCTAGCATATTGACTCTCGTTATGCGTTTGAATTACAAGCGTATCCTCAAACCAGAGTTTTCTCTTCACCCCTAACAGGTCGACCACATCTATAGAATCATTGATCTTTTCTAGATTCTCTCCACAAGCGATATCGCATTCAGGAAATCTTACTAAAATCATTAAATTATTTGGGTTTTTATGTATTGTCATCTCACATACCTCCCTTTCATAATAAGCTCTACGGCCTGGAGGCGTAAAATCTTTAATGGCGGCTATTTCCCCTTTGATTGAGGATACATGTGAAACAATTCCCTAACTTAATGGCAAATGATATTACCCCCCTTGATGAATTCTGGGCCCTCTTCGCTGACGGATATATTCGTATTTATAACGTAGTATCCAATAATCAATGGATAATATTTGGGATACTAGGTGTTTTTCTAGGCTGGTACTTAACCAAACTTCGCATTTTTAAATAGACTATCCGTCATTTTCCCTCTGGCTCCGGATACATCTCGTCGAACCGGGCACAAAGCCATTTAGTGCCTTGAGCTACCGTATCGCAATAGTACTTATGTGGCCAGCCGTTGCGATTGTGGCCGATAGCAAAATGCCAACCGTCTTCCCATACGCTCTCTATTGAGACTGGCCGGTCCATTGCGTAAAACTTCTCTAATATTTCCGCTAGTGTCATCTCTAATTATCTCCTATTATGGAACCCTTCCTGAACAGTTGGGAAAAGGGAGTTAGGTTCAATCTTGACTCCCTTTTTCTTTTGCTCAAATGATCTCATGGGTTTCCCTATCATAATTCAATTTCCCCACTTCACTATTACTGAGAAAGTTACTAGAGCTATTCACCCACTGCTTTCTCCTAACACTGCGCATCCATTGCTTTTCCTCAGGAGCTACATCATGTGCAGTCTTCTCCAGAGATTTCATATTCTGCACCATCCTCTCTACAAGAAGGCGGTGCTTTTGCTTCTTCGTGAGGCTGTGATCTCCGATTGTGATTAGGTCTTCTCTCAAAATCCAAAACTCCTTGTCAATCTTTTGCCCTTAACCGTTACCACATGGAGAATGTTTCCATCTTTATCCTTCATAACGGGCCTGGTGCTGAAATATCGAGCCAATTCTCTATCACATTCCTCCTCGAAAGCTTCCTCCATTTCTTTGGTAAAAGGGTGCTGCAATTCATCTTCAAACTGCTTTGGCATCCTCATCACCCCTTGCGATGGATAGGGCTCGTTTTAAAGCGTCCGATCTATCTCCGAAGGGCAATGCTGGGGGGAGATCATATCCTCGATTGTGGAAGCGTTTAGATAGGCTCATGGCCGTCTCTCGCCATTGCTTCATCAAAGAGGGCTGATTTTTGAAAGTTGCACCCTCACATATCGAAAACCAACCCCCATTTTGCTTGACCACTTCCCAGCCAAGTTCGCCAATTCTTTTCTGGGCAGCTATCGCATTGGGCCGACCGCAATCTACAATTGCCCCCCAAATCCTGCCTGCGATATCCGCCGCTAATTCCTCGTCATTTTGGTCTGTTCCAAGGCAAAGCCGCTTTATTGTTGCGGGAGCGGGCCATTCTGTTAAAGTGCCGACAGCTAATCCAAAAGCCTTTTGTATTTCGTCGTCCGTGTGGTCCGCTAAAACTTGCACGAAGACGTTTGCTAGGCTCCTTGTTATCTCAGGGGGCGACCATTGAGGCAAAACCTCCTTGGTTGTCCTCAAGATCCCAATCATTTGATCTAAATTCATTTTTTCCCTCCAAATCCAAACATTTGCATCGTTTCATTATCAATTCTCTGCTTCTCTTCCTCGCTCATTGCTTCATGCTTGTCCTTCTGGCGCTCAGCTTTTGGCTTCATCTGCCTTAAAATGGTTGTGATTCTCCTTTGTTTCTCCTCGTTTAGCTTCAAAAGCCCCTTTGGAGTTGAGATAACTGTAGCCCAGAATCCCGCCTCAATGAATTTCAAGAGCGCTTTCATGCCTTCTAGGTTGATGTTCTCAAGCTTCATGACCTTATCAAGCTCTACTGCAAACGATTCCACGCTCCAGGATTTTGGCGGTTTTGTCCACTTCATTTCTCTCAGTGCGAAGTCATACCAAGTCTTGGCGAATTCAAGGAGTTCAGGAGAAAAAGAAGAAATGAGGTTTGAGTGACTATGAGTAAGACTATGAGTATAGAGAAGCGTAGGTGTCTGCTTGATACTTACCTGAGTATCATTTTGGCACTCGGTAGGTATCGATTTGTTATCTACCTTATATAGTGCCATTTTGATATTTAGCGTATCTTCGTCGATCCGATAAAAGTTTGGTTGATTGCCACCGCCAAACTCACTTTTTCGTTTCTTCACTAAAACCCCAAGGTCGCACAAATCTTTTACATATCGCTTTATCGTAATCAGACTTAGCCAAGGTAGCCGATCCTGCCATTGCTCGTAACTATCCTGCATCCACCAATAGCCATCGAAGCAATATTTGCTCTTCTCATAGTTGTATTTCCCTTCCTTCTCTCCTATTGAATATCGGATATATTCCAATATTATGGCTTTATCGCTACCTCCTAAGAAAAATGCTTCACTTCTAAGACCGCTAAATCCCTTTGCGCCTTTAAGATTAATAGGCATAAAATCTCCAATATTGATTGAAATAGTTGACTGATTTATTGACTTTTTCGGGGGATGTAGTGTATCTAAAGCACATCGGACACCAGTACTAGTGGTCGTTCGGTAGAGCCTCTTACAGTGGTTAGCGTCACTTAAGGGGCTCGATATTTAATACCCCCTTCTACCGCACCCGGAATAGAAACTCTACCAAAATTAGATATTTGAACTGATTGTAAAAAGATGTGAAATAATATAAAAGTTGGTAAACGTGATGAGCAGCACGGGAAGCAGGGTTGCCTGCGAGCAATAAACTTTGTCGGAATTAGCAAGCCGATAGCCCTAGAGACGTGCCCGGTCAACGTGACAGTGAAGCAGACAGGCCGTAAAGCCGGATAGATGCAAGATATGGCTGTAGGTAGGAGTCGCGACCTACCTCATCACGTTTCCCCTTGCTCCCTAACTCCCCTTATTGTAAATATTCCTTCGGCTCCCTTCCTGTTCGATAGTTAGTGATCATACGTCGGAAAAAGTCTCTATTTTGGTGGTTCTAATAGAGGCTTTTTTTGCGTCTTGTTTTCCCTTCATATATGTTATATTACATACCTCTATCTAAGGAGTGCTGTAACATGAACATAGTTCCGAAAAAGAAAATAAAAACCCATCTGATTCAAGTCCGACTAACTCCCGTTCAATATAAGAAGTTCACTTCAATTGCTTCAAAAGAAGGATTCACCTATGCTGCCTCTTTAGCAAAACAGTTGTTGCTGAACTATATGACTGGATTAAATACGAAATAATTAAGCTTAGGGGCCTCAATGACTTCTGTGATGGGGATCGATCCAGGCAAGCGTGGTGCGATAGCTGTCATTAATATTCAAACCCAAAAGGTGTACTTCTGGCTACTCAGTGCGGTTCAAGAGAGGCGTGATACTCCATTCAAAGACATTATCAAGCAGTATAAGGTAGTTCATGCTTATATCGAGAAAGCGCAAGCGAGGCCGAAACAAGGAGTTGCATCTATGTTCAACTATGGGGCCGGATATGGTCGCATTATTGGAAACTGTGAAGCTTTCGACCTTAGATTCGAACTCGTTACCCCCCAAGCGTGGACGAAAGAAATGCACAAAGGATGCTCTGGAACAGATCCCAAGCAACGATCAAAGCAGGCAGCACTACAGCTCTTCCCCGGACAAGACTTTAGAGCAACACCCAGATGTGTGACGCTACACGATGGGTTGATTGACGCATTATTGATAGCCGAATATGGGAGAAGGAGATTTAGGTGAGTGAAATATTATATATCGTTATACCGATGGCGGCATTTACGCTGGGTTATGCAGGTGGTTTGTGTCATGGATTTAAGCGAGCAAATGTCCTTTGGGTAGAAGCTCTTAAAGAATATCCATCTTTAAGCTTTATGGACCCCCTGGCAAATTTTCGAAAGAAAAATCAAAGGGAGATTTAGGTGAAGAGAACTACTTTAATTGAGGCGAAAGAATCTGATCTCTTGATAAAGAGACTTAATATGATGATTGGCGAGATAAAAAGTGACTTTAAAGTTGATTGCGAGATTCAATATTCCGCTTATTATGATCACGATTGCGGCTCTACTTATTTCTCAGCACTTTTGATATGGGATGTCCCTGATGAATGACAATGTATTTGATATCACATATCGGGAGTGGTATCTTGCCGAGATCGATAACGCTGTGGAGATGATGGAAATATGAATAGATCTGAACAGATAGGTGACTTAGTAGCCGCTCTTGCTCTAGCTAAATCCGATTATCTACCTCTCAAGAAAAGTAAATTCAATCCATTCTTCAAAAGCCAATATGCCGACCTCTCGGACGTCATCGAAGCTACAGAAGGCGCTCTCGCAAAGAATGGCATAGTAATCATCCAAGGTGGGGAAGTCAAAGACAGTAGAGTCGTAGTGACTACCCTCTTAGCTCATAAGAGCGGGCAGTGGATAGAATCCCTATTGTCTCTCAAGCCTGCTAAAGATGATGCTCAGGGAGTTGGATCGACAATGACATACGGGCAACGATATAGCTGGCAAGCGATTGTGGGGATTACTGGAGAGCCGGATGATGATGGGAATGCTGCATCTCCCCCAGCTCCTCAACAACAAGTAATTAAAAAGACCCAAAATGTTGGTTTATTTTCGAAAAATAATGAAGATCATCTAAATAAACTGATAAGTGGCTTAATGAATCTAGGTATCCATGATCAAGATATTCAAGATCACCGTGGCCAAATAGCATGTCTTCTCGACGGTAAGCCTTTTACCAAAGCAGCTGTTGACGATGCTATTAAAGCAGTGGTGGGGAAATGAAAGATATCCGCTGTATTCTCGGCTTTCACAGCTTGAAACAGTATCGAAAAGTTATAGTGAAAGATGATGAAGATCCTTTCTCATGGGGTCAAATATGGTACTGGTTCAAATGTGTAAGGTGCGGTAAAGAGCAATTACGGGACCCGATGGGATTCCACGAATGGGGGGAATGGGATTGAAATCCTTGTGTGAAGTAGTTGAGGAGGTTATGAAATTAATGGAGAAAGAAATATGAAAAATTCTTGTTCACTTATTGGTCGAGTTGGAAAAGATCCAGAACTCGCTTATACCCCTGGGCAGAAAGCTGTCTGTAAATTCTCCCTTGCTACTTCAATGGGTAAAGACAAGCCTACAGAGTGGCACAATATTGTTGTGTGGGAGGCTCTAGCTGAGAACTGTGCCAAATTCCTATCCAAAGGAAAGCTAGCGTCTGTCGAGGGTAGAATCGCTACTAGGAAGTGGACGGATAAGAATGGAGTGGAAAGGTATACGACGGAGATCATCGCTAATCAGGTACTGTTTCTAAGCGCTAAGAGCGATGATGGTGGAATGACTAGGGAGACGGTTCCTAAAGCAATGCAGTTCCCAAGTAAGAACGCTGATGTACAAACATTTGATCTCGATGATATGGAGGTGCCATTCTAATGAATCAGGAAGACAAAGACGAATTGGGCGAGCTATGTGTTCGATGCGGCGATCGTGGCCAAGATAGACGGACTTTATGGCATGCCTGCATGTATGAAATGAATGAACTAAATGTCGGCTTTCAGAGAAAGCAAATATTCCGTGTTAACGACCCCGATGTAATAACAGAAATAGAGGAAGTACCTTATCGTTCTGTCTCTTCCAGATTAGGAGAATCTGATGAGGTAAGAGAAGGATTTTTCAAAGAAACCAAATATAAAATAGTCAAGGATACAAATGCTGACTTTCTAAATTTCTATTTGTTAAGGGTATGCAAAGATTGTCGTGGCAGTTGGCTGCGAGCAATAGAACGCTGGTTTAATAATAGAAGCGGTTGAGTAGGAGTACGTTTTGAGAAAGCGAAAAGGTGACATGATGGTTAGTGCTCGTTATGATGAGGAATTTGAAACGCTAAAATGGGTCAATTCATTGCCCTATCTTTCTTTTCCAGCCGATTGGCTTATCAAAATAGTCCCACCCTTTGTAGGTGCTGTTATCAGATTCCGAGTTAAAAAAGCCACTACTCCTGCTAATCAGGACATCTCAATTTACTTTGACGGCTACAACAATCTTGGGATGATGGGTGGTTCTTACTGGGAAATTTTTCCATGGAATGAAGATACCGCTAGATTCAAGCTAGGTGAAGAGGCGGAGATGCTAGAAGCGATTGAGCAGGCTTTGAAGGATTTGGAGAAAAATGATGAAACCGATTGAACAAATTCTCGAAGAGATGAAAGCCCATTTAGATGAAATCTATTTAATGACGATGAATTTTAATAGATCTGAATTAGCAAAGATCGACGTGAATAATATCCTATATCGCTGTGGATTCGTGAGAGGCTTATTGTCCAAGTTGAAGGATGAACTTAAAAATGAAACCAATTGAGAGATTCCAGGCATAGCTTGATGGGAAGAAGATTAGGCAGCCACATTGGCCACCTAACGCGTTTTGGGAATTGATTAATCATACAGTAACGTCCGTAGCGAAAGTTAAATCAGCCTATAAATCAGGTGGTGATACTTTTAAACTGGATGGTGAAATCGATACCTATGTTACTCTTTTCCGCGATGACATCGAATGGGAACTATACGAAGAGCCAAAGCCCGAGATCAAGCTAACTCCCGAAATGGTGGGTAGGAAAGTTAGGTTGAGGAATGGAGTCATTAGAATTTTAGAATGTTATGACCCAAATGAATCAGATGGTTTCAATTATGAAACTACGATATCTCGATATAAAAAAGATGGAAGGCCTCAAAGCGGCAATGGCAATTTAGTTATCGTCGAGGTACTTCCAAAATGATTTCACGAATCAAAACCTTTATCGGCACTATAGTCTATTGGATGCTATTTCCCTTTGTAATGCTAGTTGATCTATTTTTAGATTAAATATATGCCGCTAGGACCTTATCCACATATTTAGCATTCCCCCCTGGATGCTCCCAGTTAGGATGTCCCGCATTATAGGCTGAGATGTGGTCTTCGAGTTTGGGATATCTCCGTACTAAAGCAGCGAGATATCTACAGCCATATTCTATCCCCAACGCAGGATCGACTAGCGTAGGCAAGAGGCCCTGGAATCCTAATCCTCTAGCTGTGGCTCCCATTATCTGCATCAAGCCCCAGGATGTCTTCTGGGCCGTTTCTTCGTCTTTAAACGGGATCTTACAAGCCGTTGCAAAATGCGGAAGGCGAACTAAATAGTAAAACGCTGGCTCGAATCTTGTAGCGGCTGGTTTCCAGCTAGATTCTACTTCAATTATGGCACTAACAAGCTGTGGATCAATATCGAACTTATCCGCTATTCCATGTGCTAAATCAATGAGTTTGGCGTCTGTCATGCTGTCCTTCAAAATATGCTATGGCCTCAGCATGATCACGTATAATAGCATCGTGTTTAGCAACCATTTCCAGGGGAGCGTTCATTTTTGCGATGGCTAGGCGAACATCATCAACCTTTTCTTTTAGCTCATCGACATCACTAAAAGCCTGCTCGAAAGCCTTTTTGATTAGCCATCTAGCAACCATCGCTGTTAAGCCGCCACCGCTGACAGAACCACCCGCAGCGGCACCTATAGCGCCTAGAATCTGGCTACTATCCATAGATTAGCCCTTTACAGCAATGATTATTTTAAGGACCATTTCATAGCTTTTCTCTGCCAAGACACCGGATTCTTTAGGGTCTATATCTTTTAGCTCTGGGAGGGCAGCCGGCACGTCTTTAATGCACTCATTGACAGCGCGAGCCATATCAATCAGCTTCGGCAGTGAACCAAAACCAACGCCACTTTTTACTATCGCGATGGCTGCAACAGCAAAATCACCAATATCATTAATAACTTCTAGAGTCTTATCGATACCAACCATTTGTTACCCTTTTTAGCGAAGCGGTAACAGAATCATCCCATGGGAAAGCGGACCCATAGAATGATCCTGCGACCAAGAAAGGAGATAGGAATGATTCTATTTTACTAGGCCCAGTCCTCAATGGTCAATTAATTGAAAGAATAGAATCAATATTGGCACCGCGCATTGATTTAAAGCTCATACCAAATATTTTCAATTATGGCTGTTGTGGGCGTGCCACCACTTCCTGTCAAAGATTGAGCGGAGATTAGCACCGATGATCCTGGATCAATGACGATAAGGTTATCGATAACCTGGGTGAAATTTAATGTGCCGTCGGCTGTTATTAGTGTGCCATTGGCGCTAGCTGAAGGAGCTATATAGCACGAAGCTGCCGATGTTGCTGTGTAAGCTGGTCTTAAATTGATAGGCGTTACCGGTGTACCATTGCCGGATATTGTTGGATTGAGATACATTTTTACATAAACACCTGCCGAGCTGCTGATTTTTCTTCTAAGAAGAAATAGAGCCTTCTGACTTGTGGCGGGGTTTGTTAAAAGAAATTCCAAATGCTCGGACGTATCACCCAGACTTAAACTTGTTATTAAAGAAAAAGTATTTCCCAAATAGACTTGCTTATTGAAAGCATCGAGAATGCTTTTCTCTGCTACTTGATTATTAAAATGCGATGGGAACGGTGTAGTCATAGTATTTACCTATTTTTAATGAGTAATTAGCTTCCGGTTCCGACGTAATATGTAAGAGTACAGCTCTCATTCATGCCACCAACAGCCGAATTGGTATATGCTGTGCCTGCTGCATCTCGCGAAATAATAAAAAATCCTGATGTATTTACTTCTATTTGCCCCGGAGTTGCTAGCGCCGCTCCATTATTAGTTATCGGCACAAATCCAATGGTTTGCGTAACTGTTGCGGGTCGATATGCTGCTGGTACTGCTGTTTGTGAGATTAGCGCCGTATTTGTACCAGTACCAACATTAACTGTTGCTGTTGGTATAAATACTTGAACATAATCCCCTATTCTCTCTGTAACAATTGTTAGAGACCCGGTAGTACCGCCGCTTGCCCCATTGAATTTAAAAGTGCTAGCTGTCGTTGCTCTCGCATAATAAGCAAAAGTCGAAGAATCGGCTGTATTACTCAATGCTAAAGATGTCGCAGTCGCTGCACCAAGTGTCGGGGTTACTAAAGTTGGTGAATTTGATAGAACAACATTTGTTGAGCCCGTGCTTGTCGTTACCCCTGTTCCCCCGTTAACTACGGGTAAGACGCCGGTGATATTTCCCGCTAGATTGATAAGTTTTGATATTATGCTACTCATTAATGGACTCCATTTACTCTAAACGAGCCCGATGTGGGTGCTCCAACAGCATATTTGATTTGTATCGCTGTAGTGGTAGATATTAGACCATTGCCGACAAAATCGATTGCGATTTGGTCACCCGAATCAAATGTAAAGTTTGTCGTAGATCCGGCATCCATCGAAACAGAGATTGCCGCATTCGTGTTGTTGCGCATAAAAAGAATTTTAGTAGATGCACTTGGTGTAAAAATAGTTACATAACTCGCCGTTATGGATCCAAAGGCTGTAACACCTTCGGCTTGCCATGCTGCTGTCGTTCCGCTGGTAACCTGTACAGCATTGGTCGTGCCTGGTGTCGTCTGGTCTATCCCCACTTTTCCCAATAGATTTGAACCAGCGGGAAGAGCATTAGTAATCGCTGTAACAGCTGTAACAGCTGTAACTGTACTAACTGTTGTTACAGTGCTCACTGTACCAATGTTGCCGATTGAATTAGCGCCGGCTGGCAATGCGGCATTTATCTGTACGCCATTGGTTGTGCCTGGAGTAGTCTGATCTATGCCCACTTTTCCGACAATGGCGCTACCGGCAACGAGGCCGACAGTGGAATCATTGGATACAGTTACACGCGGAATACCGCTTCCACCAGCCCCTGTTCCTGTAACTACATTGCTACCGCCAAATTGGGCGACATTAACCGCACCTGTACCGCCCGAAGGGTCGACTTTAATCGGAGTCATGCTAGCAATACCCTGAACTGTGACGACACCAGCGGCTGCAGTTCCTGCCGTTCCTGATCCGGTCACCGTCCACGGTCCACTTGCCTGGGTAACAGACCCAATTGTATTGGACCCCGCCGGCAGTGGGTTATCTATCATGATTTGGGCAGTGGTCTGATTAGCTCGTAGGTAAACTACAGCTGTTCCTGAGCCTACGGTATTACCACGCACCCTCACAGCCGCGGCGCCGGAGCATTGAAGTGTACCAGCACCGGCAGCGGTAAACGTTAAAGCAAGAGTACCGTTTTGGATCGATGCCCAAGTCGTATTGTACCAAGTCGAATTATCAGGACTCCATTCAGTGAAAAGTGTCCCCGTGAATGTCCCCGTAACTTGAATACCAACCGTCGCATATCCCGCGGTTGCAATCGTCACGCTTTGGGTTGATGTGATATTCCCCGTTGCTGTTGTATCTACAAAACTAGTTGGTTGGGTGACTGCCGACCCGTCTACTTTCAGACCGTTAGCCGTCCCGACTAGGCCCGTTAAGTTGCCCCCAACATTCATACCAGCATAGTCAGCGGAACCAGGAACCGCGGCGCCTGTTACGCCAACGGATGCCGAAGAAGCGGTGATATTTCCTGAAATAGGTACCGGCGTGCCAGCTGGATCACCCTGGACGGTCAAGACTCCACCCGTGGGGCTTCCCGCTGTACCTTCCCCCTGTACCGTCGATATTGATGTCGAGCTAGGACGACTAGCGGGATATGTTGCGTAAAAGTTTGCCATGTTATGCCACCTTTGCGGTAATGATTAGGCTAAGTGTGCCTGTGCCGCTTCCGGCGGTGTAAGCCAATCTAACTGCATTAACACCAGTCGGGGCTGTCCCATCAATCATTCCATTTCCAGTATTTCCGGAAATAGCTACCGATGTAGCATATGCGCCATTGACATCCATCGGCGCGGTATTCCATGTCCCTGAGTTTGCTACTTGTCCGTTTGACCCAAGAGCATAGTCATTGCTCATCTGCAGGGATAACGTCCCAACCGGTGTGCTCCCTGTCCATTTGACCGCATAGCTAAAAGCTGTATTCGATGCTAGCAGAGTTGCCGATGAATTGGCGCTTGAGGCCATATTGATATCGGTTAAAGATACCGGCGCTATTCTGGTTCTAGTACTCAAAGGGGTCTCCTTTTCTTTACGGGTGTCTCCCGGTTAACCTCTATTTTGTTGGTCTCTCTGGGCAGCCTGAGTAGGTGTTAGAAATTGATCATCTACTTTAGACAGTGTACTCGTGTTTTTCTTATTTTTCACTGGCGCTTGCTGGCCACTTGCTGGCGGTTGTTGTGCACTAAAGACGTTTTGGGCTGCTTGAATATTCTGGGGTACTAAATCCCCCGATAGGGCAGTACCCAAAAGCAAGGAAAGGGATTGTCTTACTTTATAGGTCGGCTTCGTACCATCTAGCTGAGCTTTGCTAATATGATCTGTAATAGTCTTACCCATCAGGTTATAGACTTCTGGATACATGCTAGTGAGATGCTTGACATGATCGGGCTCCAGAGTGCCAGCCTGGACATGATTTAGAACTTCCATTGGGTCATTTGCTAAATCCAGAGCCTTATTATATGACCGCTTTTGTTCCGTATTGTCTGGAGCATCATCGAAAGCAAGCTTAGGACTATCTTTTACGGGTCTAAGACCATTGAGATAGTTACTAATTCTGCTCTTAGCCGCCGCCATTAACATCCCTTGCTCTGGGAAATGTATCGATATGTTGCTATTGCGATCTAAGATATTTGGCTTTTTCTTCTCAACATCGCCGCCTTCGGCAAACATAGGCGGCGTATTCGCTAGCATGTCATCTTTAACAGCGTTTGTTACACCGCCGTTTTCAAGAAAAGCATCTAATTTATCTCTATTTTCGTTAATATTTACAAGATTTGCTGCTTGTTGTGGAACAAATGTACCTATTTTGAATAAATTACCTACGGATCTATCTAGTTTATCGTATCCACCTTTAACCGTGGTTGCGTAATTTATCGCATCCCCTAGGCCATCGGCAGTGCCGGAGCTTAGGATCTTAGCTAAAATGGGTGCGGTAAATTTTTTACCAAATGTACTAACAATTGGTTTTAGCCCCGCATTGATTGCCCAACCAGTAACAGCGCCTTCTGCAGCTCCTTTAAGAAGACCGACACCAGCGCCTGATAATCCATCTTCTTCATATCCAGATCTAGCTCCTTCGACCGCACCAATGCTCCCCCCAATTTGGGGAAAAAGACTAGACGTCAATTGGTGATAGAGTTTGGATCCAGCCATCTTTTCTGTAATATTGGCTTCTTCAGAAAGAGCATTGAGACTTTTCCCCCTAGCCGCTTGCTCGACACCTTCAAGAAATGGCGATATTTTAGAACCAACATTCTTGTTGATAATGTCCTGTAATTTAGATCCTGCTACTTGTCCCATAGCGCCGCCTGCGAGGCCAAAAAGGCCAGCGGCGCCTATATTGGCTAAGGCCGAACCAACAGCATGGCCTGGATCACCTTGACCAAGAATCCAGCCGGTCGCCTCATCCCCACCTTGAACAGTTGCGTTAGTCAGTGCTCCTTGAAGAGCGGCTGATCCAACTTTCCCCAATGCTGATATACCGGCGGGAGCAAACCGTTCCATGGCTTTGCCGACTAAAGCCGCTTCGCCAGTTCCAGTAAGTAAACCACCAATTAGGCCTGTTGCTTCTGTGGCGGCATGGATCTTTGGATTCTCCGCCTGACGAGCGGCCATATCCTCAGGGGTAAGACTTAGATTTTGAGCTGTTTCAGGAGCTAGTTTAGATAACCCATATTCGATAGCCGCTGGAACTGGGCCAGCTATTCCTTGGCCTAATCCTTCAAGTGCGGTTAAAGCTTGCTGAGGAGCTGTTCCATGTTTTGAATCGGGAGTAACTTGATCGTCCGGAACTATCGAACCAGTAGATAGATCGGGAACTACTTCATTTTGATTTACTTCAGGCTCGGGAATAGCATCAGGTATCACTTGTTGCTGATCAATTACTTCCCCGCCATCTGCCATGCCTGGACCATAGCATTTACAATGAGGATGAGGTTTGCCATGACTAGCGCAATTTGGATTTTTACATGGCAAATAAGACATTATGGACCTCTCGTCAATGCCATTGGAGGTGTGCTAGTTTGTGGGCCAGCTTGCGGTGCTAAGACCCAATTACCGCCTTTGTAGACTACAGGTTGACCCTTATAAGTACCCGTTGCACCTTCTTTAGGTCCTGATCCTGGTTTCTTTGGCTCCGTCTTTGCTTGATTAAACGATCCCATCGTAGATGACGGGAATCCGTATTGGTTCAAAAGAGCCGCTGTTCTCATCTGATTATCTTGAGCTAGCGCTTTTAGCTTAGGTAGCACAGTGAAGCTTGGAAGAACTTTGGTAGCACTAGGCACAATGTCATCCATAGCTTTCTTCTGGCTTGGATCAAACACACCACCCCCGATTGCTTGGTTGTATGCTGATCCCAATTCCTGCTGCATAACAGCGGCTTGCCCAGTGAATTTAGGATTTAATCTATCTTCGTTACTAAGATTACCAACAAAGTTGATATATTTTTGAAGCCTATCATCAAATAATTTAGCGGCAGCCAGTTTCATGCGAGCTTGTGGATCTACCGGAACAGTGGCACTTCCTACATTTGGAACAAAACGAGCTAATTCGGCATCCGCTACATTTAGTAGTCCAGGTTCTGCCGACATTCTCATCGCGTCCTGACGCTTTTTAAAATCAGCGTTGACCTGATCAGGATCCATTGAGGCCTGTGGATTTTGCTGTGGCGATTGTTGCTGCTCCTGCTGACCTCTTAATGCAGCGCGGGCGCCTAACTGGCCGGCTGTTTGGGCATTCCCCTGTTGAATGGTCTGAATGAGCATTGGTTTAACCTGCCCATCATAAATACTTTGCATCGCCGGTTGCTGAGCCGGTGGAGCTTTGGCGATTGTTCCTTCAAGATTGTTCATTATCCCCAAAACTATTGAAGCTTTCGCATTATTGGTTGCCTTCAATTGGGCATCCGCTTGAATGTTCTGTGTATTAGCCGCTACTTCTTTAGCAGTTAAGGGTATTAATGCAGCTTGAGCATTTGTCAATTTCTGCTGAGTTTGCTGCAATTCATGGTTGTAAGATGTGTTCAAGAAATTATTGGCGCCCGTTTTGCTCGCTAGCTGGGCTTGAAACTCGTTATCTATTTCTTTCTGCATCATCCCGAGCAAAGCATTCGGCTGATGGCTGAGGCCGGCACCAGCACCACCGACCAACAGACCAAAGATTGTGCCTATTTTCCCTAGCGTCGATTTCTTCTCGAACATATCTGCATATGTCTGTGGATGAATTGCACCACTTGCTAGATCTTGAGCCTGAGCTATATGTTGTTGGTCCAGCTGCTGTGCGGTTGGATTTGTAATTAAGCTAATAGCCTGCGAGGCTGGCATGCCTAAGCTTGGTTGCGGCATTTGTTTTGCCGGCTCTTCTGGTTGCGGTTGGTGTGCCACTTCTTCTGGTGCTTCTGGCTGATCCATTGCTTCTGCAACCGGTTGCGCAACTGGTTGCGAGGCTGGTTGCGCAACCGGTTGCGCTGATGAATCATCTAGAGCGCTATCCGCTGGTTGCGTTTCTGGCGTTGGCTGAGCCACAGCATTGTCTGCTATGCCAACATCGGTATCAAATTCAGGCCTATCATCCACACCCATTTTATCTTTCATTTACCAGCCCTTCTTTTTGCCAACACTTTTGCCACGAAATCAGCGGCACCTTTTACTGGATCTTTAGACTGAGTAACACTCCTAGGAATGACTATTTCCCCCTCACTTAATAAGGCTGGAACTGTATCGTTAGCATAGTCATTACCTTTGGCTTTCGCCTTTTCCTTCTCGTTTTTTGCCACTACCTTACCGCCGCTTTTAAGATCATGGGTAGCCATCCCACCTTTAGCGGCGGCCATTAGAGCAGCAGCACCTCCGCCGCCTCCCATTGATCCCATTAAATCCGTTGCTATAGACTTACCGGCTTGACCAATTTTAGTCATACCTGCCATCAAAGCTTGGCTGCCGTATCCCATCGTCGGATTGCTAATAAATTGCCCATATGAACTTTGAGGAGCATTCACCGGTTGTGGTGCATTGGCAGCGTTCTGGGTAGATTGTGGGGCGGCATTCGTTGGCTGATCTGCTATTTGTGCAGCCGGTGCTGCCATCGGTGGCGGGGTCGGGGCTTCTGGGGCTGGTGCTAGAGGAACTGCTACTCCCGATGGTTTGGGGGCTATATCAGGCATAAAATTTGGTTCTGAAATGCCACCATCAGCAAACCGTTGAGGTGCCTGAATATAGCCGCCTTCGGCTTTTGCGAGAGCGCTGCCGCCGCCAATGGCATTCATAACGCCGCCGATCATAGCTTGCTGACCTTGCATATTCTGAGATGCTAAACTCGTATTAGCTTGATTTACATTTCCCTGAGAAGAAGTATTAACCGTATTTAGATTGCCAAGAGCCCCTTGCAATGCATTTTGATTAGCTTGTGCCGAAGCATTGACCGCATTTGTTTGGCCAATTTGCTGTCCTGCCATTGCATTTGCCTGCCCTGCCACTTGCTGATTAGCCGCCTGCTGTTGAGATACCTGATTGGCCGCTTGGGATGCCAATGCATTCTGTTGAGCCTGTTGCGCCGCCACTTGCGCTTGAGACTGTTGAGCCTGTTGCGCCAACGCTGCTTGCTGGGCTGATGTGAGTTGCGCACCTTGCTGAGCCAAATTGCTGACGCCTGTTTGCTGCATTCCTGCCTGAGTTGTCCCCAGACCGCCAATTGCTTGCTGGGTGCCAGCTATATTCTGCTGGGTATTTCCAATAGCGGCTTGGGCACCTTGTAGTCCTGCTAGGCCAGATAATTGCTGTTGAGCCTGCATTGTTGCGCTCTGGCCGACCGCTTGTTGCTGAGTTGCTGCACCTTGTTGCGCCGCTTGACGAGCTATAAGCCCAACATTTGAGCCCGCACCGCGTTGACCTGCCATTAAAGCCGCTTGATTGGCTACATTCTGACCCGTCGATTGATTTAAAGCTGCTTGAGCGGGATTTGGGCCGGTTCCATTGGCTATATTTTGATATTGAGCGGCTGTTCCTGCCTGTTGGGCCATTAACTGTTGCTGTTGGGTTGTAAGGCCTTGAAGGCCCTTAATAGCTGACGTCTGCGTCCCAACACCATTGGCTTGCGTCAATTGGCTATTAAGGCCATTTTGCGACGCCAGCGCATTCTGTTGAGCATTAATTCCACCAGCTTGGTTTAATTGATTTGTCAAACCTTCCTGGGCTCTGATCGTCGATGCCTGATTACCTGCACCATTATTATTCGCTAAATCATTTGCTAATTGCTGACTTTGGCCAAAAACACCGTTTTGGTTTTGAGCTGCTTGATTATTTGCCAGTTGATACGCTAAATTTTGTTGATTTGCGATTGCCGACGATTGGTTATTTAAACCGCCTTGAGACTGAAGAGCGCTAAGTAATGCCTGCTGCTGGCCTATTGTTCCAGAGGTATTAGCATTTGCCTGTTGCGCTTGGTCGGCTGTTACACCATTTTGAATATTGGCGCCACCAGGTCCAGAAAATCCCGTGCCATTTGCACCGCCAGCTGTGCCGATAAGTCCGCTAAGAGCACCCATTTAGATGTCCTTTTTAAAGATAATAAGATCATTGCTCGCACTCTGTAAGATCATCCCATAAGCAAGAAGAACCTTGAGCGAAGATGTTGCATGTTTTGTCGAGGGTACGACTGTTCCCAACATTTCAGTACATCCTTTGGCCTTGGCAAATGCTGCTATATCGTCTGCCATTTGGGCGGCTAATCCTTCTTTTCTATGAGCTGGTCTCACATAGAGGTCAATGATATAGACTTGCTTATCATTAAGAAATCGGTAACTAGCAAAGCCGAATTCTTTCTCTATGATTTCATCGTTCGTACGTTCTCGTAAATAAGATGCATAAAGACTCACGTATTCCCCTAACCAAAACTCTTCGCTGATGATATCGGCGCAAATTTCTGTTTGAAACCGCATACAACATTCAAACCACTCATAGATAACCCTTCGCCGGCCGCTACTCCAAAAGTGCTATCAAATACTTCTCGAACTGTTATCGCAAATGCTTGGCATCTTTGCTTTTCAAAGAAAACTCTAAAATTTTCTAGATTACCAGGTCCTCCATAAGGATTACCCTGGCCATATGGACTCTGTGAAAGGCCTGAGCCGTATGGAGTTGAATAGTTATCAGGTAAGAGCAACACATTTTGACTTGGCGAATCGCTATAGTCGTAGGAGATACTGCACAAAAGCTTATGGGGGGATTTATATGTTCCCAAAATATAGAAGAAATAAGCTCTTTGGTAGTTTTGTAGAGCGCCTAGTCTCAATGGACCCGTGGTAAAGGACATTAAAACGGGGCTAGATCCATCAAGATAGCTTCCTGGCAATTCTCTAAATACCTGACCATAGGTATTGATGAATGTGTGTAGCTCATCAAAGATACAAGAACTGATAGCCGGTACACCTTTGAACGTGCCCCATTGGCTGTAGAAATAGTCAAACATTAGCGTAACGCCGGTATTAAGAATAAACCGCACTTGATTAGTACGAGGTATATTCTGAGCCGATTCTACCAGTCCATCATTATATCGTTCTACTGGGGCACCTATATAGCTTGTCTGAAGATCCCTACCAAGAAGCCAGATGCCTTTATCACTCTGGAACATGAGCCCCATAGGCATAAAGACGATACTCTTCTGATTGGCACATCCTACTGTAGAGGTCACAAAAATGGGTTGGCTATATTGGTCATTGGCCCCTGTATTATCCGGTCCCGTACCATTGATGTAATAAATCGCATTTCTCTTAAAGATTATTAGCTTGTCATCCATTACCGAGAGCGCGGTTATAGGACCCGTTGAGCCTTGGGCAGCTGTCGTAGGTGCTATGAATTTAGTGAATAGGTCCGACATCTCTACAGGAGTATTTTCGATAACCTGCTTTGAAAACCAGAGAAGATTTCTATCTTCGGAATCTACTAACCAAAGTCTCGTATCGAATAGAGTGATTAGATCCGATGCCGGTGCATTCACATCTTCAACAACTCCACCTGTAGTATAGAGGATATTGTTTCCAAGGATCGTTGCATCAGAATTAGTATCGACGATTTGAATTGAATCAACCGTAGTATCATTAAGACTTGGAGCTGTAATACTCGTTGTCTGATAATAGATTTGCTGGGCTACCGACCATCTATAGGCCACGATCTTAACAGGGTTAGCTGTCTTATACGTTAGCCGTAGGGTAGGTACATTATAGGTTATGCTTCCAGTGCTTAAAGCGCCTGTAGTCGTAATCGGAATTGGAATGGAAGGAGCTGATCTAAAAGCATTTCCGCTGTTGTCCGTCCATTCATACGTAAAAACTACGTAGTAGGCATTCGTATTTGTTGCGCCATCGGGTTTTGCCGCGATACTTCCACCGGTGGCCGACCAGGTCGCCGTATTGGCTGGGGTGGCTTGGTCAGTATCCGCCCAAAGAAAGAAATTGTGCTCCACAGGTAGATAGCCATCATACATCCAAAGGAATCCACCGGTGAGGTGTAAATCAAGACCGATTTCCGCACTATTAAGACCTGCTGTACCGAAGGTAAAAGTAGCTAGGTTGACTCCGGTTTGGGAATAGATGCCGTTTACTTGGGTGCCAGCTGGTACAGCAGTATTTTTGTTTACTGCCTGAATCAGATCTTTATAGAGATAGGGTATTTGAGCAATCGTGCTATTAGTAATTGTAATGCCTGGCAATCCAGTTGTTAAATAACCGCCGCCATTTTCATATGCTAATTTAGCCGTTATGACCGGAGCTGATGACAAGCTTCTTGAGCCGTTAATCAAAAAGTATGTTGGTTGGTACGGGCTTGAAAAGGCCGAAAGAAAATAGATTACGCGATCTATTATGAAAGCCTTGGATGCTAAACCTACGCTTCTAATTATTGTAGTAACTGCCGAAAGTGTCGCCGCTGTCATTGAATCACCGGGGCTACTAGCCGAATTCCCCGTTGTATTGGCCGACAGTGTCAAAGTAGTGCCTGAAATAGTAAATGTAGTACCTGCTGCAATATTTGCTGTGTTGGTATTATCGATTAGATACATACCATTTACTAAACCTGTCGCACTACTAGCCGTAATTGTGCCAGCACCAGAGCTAAAAACGGAACTAAAGCTCGTTAAAAGAGGGGTGACACTTACTGAGTTGATGAAATTGGTTGGAATCCCAGAATCAAATGAATAGGCATTCGATACTTCATAGAATATTTTGCAAGTCCCGCTTTGGGCGACTGAGGTTATGTTTAAGATTGTTCCGGAAGCTATGATCTTCACTGGATTCATTAAAGTATTTAAATTCTGATCCACAGCTAGAGTAAATCCTACCGTGGTATCTAATCTATAAAAGCTCACATAGATCACGGGACTAGATGAGTTGGTCATATCAGCGGTGACACTCATCATCGTTGCTTTATAACCACTAAATGTCTTAGCGGCGTTCAAGGCTAATGTATTTGTTAAGCTCGTTACTTTGATACTTTGGCCACCGGTAGTTGTGTTGTATGCAATAAAAAGTAAATCATTTACGACATAGGCATCCCATGACAATGTCGTAGCAGTTATATAGGCTGATGCTATATCGGTATTTGCGCCAACCGTGGCGGGATTAGCAGTATTGATGGTGATATATTGAAGATGCGCAGTTCCCGTTATTGTATTTGTAAATAAAATTACAAAATTATTGCCGAGGATAAAAACACGCATTCCACCCGATACGGTCCCTGATGCTACGGGAATAAGAGCAGGTGCGGTTATATTTTGGCCCGTTGTTGCGTCTGCTACCACATATTTATTGACTGTCGATCCACCGTTTTGTTCCAGATAAGCAGTACATACTAGACCATTTGGGGAAATGGCTGAATCACAAGCCGTCTGATTTAGATTATTTCTAAGCAAAGCTAAGGTATTTAAGCTCAAAGGCTGAATTGAGCCTTTTGTCACCCAACTATCATTTGTTGCATTATAGGCCGCTATGCTCGTTCCCACTGCCGTGAGATTTTCATTGAATGTCGTTACATAAGTGCTTGATGTATCTGGTAAAGATACGAGTTGCTCATACCCGTTTCGCTTCTGAAGAAGACCGCTTTTGGTGAAAACGGAGTTCTCTAGATTGACGAAGTTACCCATGGCGACGCGCTTAGGATCTGTCTTTGTATCAAGACCCTGAGCGAAACTGATATCAATGGCTTCTTTGACTAACATATATACTCTAGTTATTTTTTATATATTGAAATCCAAATCGCACTGTAAACGGTCCTGATCCTGGAACCGTAGCAGAGACAGTCAGCAACTTAGCACTTGTTGCGGTTGAAAAGGTGCTACCAGAAGCTGTTCCCAAATTGCCGCCATATGATAGAAACTGAACTCCAGCAAAGTTATTATCAGGGGTTACTGGTAACGATATTGAGAAGGAACCTGTTGTCGACGAGCATGTAAACGCTACTTGTATACTTCCATAAATCGTATTGCTAATTCTTTGATAAAATTTCGATGTCGTTGACCAACCACTAGTATTAGAAATGTTTGCAAACGTCGGCGTCCAAGTTCCTTCCACAAAGTCAAGTAATGTACCTGATGTAAAAGCAATGCCACTCGCGCTTACTGTTGTAAGTCCCGTCATCGTAGGCGCCGAAATAGTAGGCGATGATATCGATGGCGATGAGAATGTACCACCTGAGACTGTAGGTGTTGCAATAGTCGGAGATGTTCCAAGAACTACAGCGCCGGATCCTGTGCTTCCAGATGTGTTGTATCCGAAATTACCCGACGCGTCTAAAGTAGTATAATTTGCTGATGCTGGAAGCGCCGCCGGTAGCGTGAATGCATAATTGGCTGCTATAGAAGCATTGGGCGCTATCGTTACATTCTTGCTATTAGCTACCGAGTTACCTACAACTAGAGGTCCTACTGCCATTGTGGCAGGGGTGCTGGTTGCTGATTGGAATGTGAATGTAGATGCTGAATAGGATGCTGATGCTGTACCACTCGGTAGACCGGTAATCGTTCCCGAGGCACCGGAAACCGCACCGCCTTGAGTAATCCTGATTTGATTACCTACACCATCATTGAAATATAGATCGTTTAATACTTCATAAAGGCATCCCACATCCGCTGATGCTGATAGGGCGGCCGTTTGAGATGTAAATCTTGTTGTTCTCAGATTAGTGGCATTATTTCCGCCAAATGGCAGATCTATATTGATATTAAGACCAGCTGGAGTTACTGCAACACCAGCTCCTGGAATGTGAGAATGCTGATCTACAATTGAAAGCGATGCATTTATATTAGTTGCCCAATCCGGACCTGGATCTGTACCCACTGTGGGAATTGGCATGCTCATATAAGGGCTAAGAGTTGTATTTGCCATTAGAATACCCAAAAGGAAATTGTTGTTGCGGCACTTGCTTCTAGAGTCAACGTATATTGATTGAATGCTACCGAGCGCCAAACCGATGCCGCTGCTGTGTTATCTGTGAGAAACCAACCTATAGGACTACGGCCAAGCAGATGGTTGATTGCTAGAGGCGTTGTGGCAGCAAGAGTGATGTTGCTGATTAGATTTCCGTTTAATATAGGCATCGAAAGAAGCGGATTGAGGGTTGATGCCCATTTGGTTTGCATCAGCTCAAGAGGTAATTTTGTGCTGAGCTGAGCCATTACCAGCCCCCTTGTGACCCGCCGCCCCAACCCGATCCATAGATACCATCTTGTCGCGTCTGGGATATTGTATCAGCTATACCAGCATCTCTATTGCTAGCAGCTTCTTCAATTCTTTCCTTCAAAAAGACTAATTCAGCATCTAATTTAGATGTATCTGATCCTTCTTCTTTATCGAGTGCATATTTTGCAGCTCTAACGATTGGATAACGAAGCCAACCTGAATATCCCAAGGTTGTGAGATCTGTATCGGATAAAAGGCCGGGCAAGCGTGGTGAATACCACATTCTAATCTGTTGGTTGCCGGCTGGTGTAGGGATAATATTAATATTATTACCCATAAGCCGATAACGCATATTATAGACGCCGTAGATAGTCGATGTGGAGTTGGGATAGACATATTTGTTTCTCTCAATGAAATCAAATTTCAAAAGAGTTACCCAAGCGTTATTGCTTGTATTTATACCCAAATCCATCCCGGCTAGCTTATAGAACGCCTGAGAAGGTGCACCAGTGCTATTAGGATAAGTACCACCGAGATAGTTGTCATAGCCATTTGGCACCGGATAGTTTTGCGTCGTTCCGTTAGTATTGATAAAGACATACTGCTGAGCAAAATAGTCTTCATATGCTGTAATCAGAATATCGTAAAGCTCATACATGGATAAGCGGATCATCGAATTCCATTCAGTTGTCAAAACAAACTGGGAATTGACGCGGTCGGCTGTCTGTTGGGCTCTAAGTCTTAGTTCAAATAGGGACATCTCAGATGGCGGGGCCGCTACCATCTGAGTTACCGACGAATAAACAGATGTCCCGTCGGAATTTGTTCCCGCTACCTGGTAGTAGTACATAATACCCACACCAGGCAGCGAATCTATATAGCTGGAAACAAGTCCCAAAGTAGCGACAGTGTTGAAATTCACACCATCCGTCGATCTTTGAACCAAGTATCCAGTAGCATTTAAAGCCCCGTTCCACGTCAGCAAAATATTACCGTCGCTTTGCTCAGAGCTTAAATTCTGCGGCTGATATGGAACGGCCATCTATTACCCCCTAGATGCCGTCGATTGTTACACTTGATCCGTCAAAGCTGAATTTCATATTGATAACTGTACCTGTTGCTGGAGCCGCAACACCTAAAGCCAAGGTACCAGCTGGTGTGCCAGCACTTACTGCTACAATCCCGCCATTTGCACCACTACCTGTAACAGTTATATCACTGCCTGTATTGGCGCCTAAAAGGTTAGCACCGGCATTTACCCTTGTCGTGGCTCCGTCCGCTACAGCAGCATTCTTTAGAAGTAAGTTATGAGTATGAGTTCCCAATGCTGAGCCGGTAAATGTTGGAACTAGGAACTGGAGACTCAACCAAGCACCGCCATTGGATGCGATATTGCTTGTGCCAAGCATCGTGCTAGGTGTTCCAATTACTTCCACTCCATAGATACCTGATGTGCTTGGGAGCATTACGCGAGATGTTAGAGTATTGCTACCAGCGCCCACTGTTAAAGCTACAAAAGAAACACCAACGGCTGGAGTGATGCCATCCGGCACACCGATTGCGGTCCATACTGCTGCCGACGCATTGCCAAGAGTAGTAATCACATAAACCTGACCGACGGTTAATGCGCTATTGTCGATACTCGTTGAAGTAGTATTAGGCGCTTGAAATTGCGCTATACCGTTCAAATAATAGTTAAAATTGTTTTTAAATTGCACTATCGCATAACCAGCTAATGGATTTGGGTTGGTATATCCATCATTGGCGGTAGGGGTGGTTGATGTATGCATGAAAACGTTGCGCACATAGCCATTGCTCTTTACCGATGTAACACCCAAGCCATTTGTTGGGGTAACCGTGAATTGCAAATTCACATCTCTTGGACCTGCTACGTTTGTATAATAGGATTTACCGTTTAGGCCGAAGCCGCGAGCTACAGACATTGGCTATCTCCAAAGATGATAGGGGATTTCTCTCCGCGTAGCCCCTATTCACTTACGCGGCAGTATGACAAAGACGTCTTTGCCTTCGCCTATATTATAGCAGACGAATATTGATTTAGATAGACGATTGCTTTTTTTAGGAATTCTGGATTTTGTTTTTGGCCCGATAATCGGCCGTGTCGCTTTTACAACAAGCTTTACACCGACATCGAATGCCAATGGATCGTCTATTGTCTTTGAAATACTGAGAATGCGGTTTTTCAATTTTACATTTTGAACAAATTTTAGTTTGCATACATCCTCCTATTTGGTGTTTATAACCTAATAAGCGATGTATGCAATCTAAATAAAAATCTACGCAGATAGTGCTACTTGCATATTGTAACCTGGAGCTGAGCAGATTAGGTTGCCATAATATGCGATACGAATTTCAAGTGCATCCGCATTACCTACACGCAAACCTTCCAAGCCTTCCATCCCATATGTCAGGATGTGCGGTGCTTTCCCAAGGGTACGTAGTTTCCACGTATCCATCGTTAGACACCACGCTGTTTGAGCCTGGCAGCTTCTATCCGCTAAAACCGGGATTTTCCCATAAGCCGAATGAAAGTGAATAGCTTCGAAAGCTACTTCGACTTCATCGTGCTCAAGTTGTACATATTGAACCTTAGCACCGAGTTCGTTGATCAGCGTCGAGTAGCTGACAAAGTCGATGATGATAAGGTCAAAGGCCGCGCCTTCACGGTTTCCAAAAGCCAAAGCATTGGTAAGACCTTCAGAGATTGACTGAAGTGATGCATTGTAGCGCAAACCGCCCAAACGGGTAGGATCTGCAGAACGGTTTACACCCCAGAAGTTATCATTACTCGGAGGATCAGATGCCGGGACCCAAGCCGCGAAGCCTGAAAGACCGAGCATACCAGCGATGGTAGAAGATCCGCCGATACCGATATCACCAAGTACCTGTAGATAGCTAGCAGCAACCCAAGACGATTGGGGAGCACCTTGAACAACTGTACCGCTGATCGCGCCAGTACCACGGTTTACAGCTGTAACCTGGATAGCATCAATGGTACCCGGGGTGTTCTGTAGAGCAGCGCCGCCATCAGTAGCCGATGCCTGAAGAGTCATCCCTACTTCGAATTGAACAACTGTCTGAGGATTGTTCAACGTAAAGCTAAGAGTAGGAGCCGAATAGCTTACGCCAGCAGCGCTAATAGAGCCCCTAGAGGCTGTACCGCCGTAAAATAGCTCAAATGCCATGTTGTTAGAGATGTTGCGGAAGCCGTTATCGAGAGTACGAGAGGCTTCATCAACGAATGCACCGGCATTGCTCTTGGTTTGTTCCATCAATAGGTTAGTGATGGTGACCAATTGGTAATCTTGAACGGCATAGACGAAGTAAGAAACCACGTCAGATGCTGTTTGCTGATTTTGAGCGTTAGCAAATGTATGAGCACGGCCCTGTGGATTCCCGTGTTCTAAAGGAACGGGGATATACTTACCGGCAAAGCCATCTGGAGACTCATTTTTTGGAACTAAAGCAAGCGCTGGATTTTTGGCATAGACAATATTTTTCATATAGTCTTTGTCATCAGCATACAATTCTTTAAGAGCCGCGAGCTGGTTAGAGCTATTGGCATAAATCGGAGAAATGGCCATTTTATGTTACCTTTTTAAGGTCCCATGGAAGGCAGCTAAAGCCCTTTGCTTGGCTGACATCGGCATGGAAGCAGTATCTCTATTTGTTAAAGTACGCATTCCCTGATGTCGCTGCATCTGCGGAGCTTGTGGAATAAATTGGCTCCGCACTTTATTGTAACCAGTTATCTTCTGGATATCGGCGAAGAGTTCATCTTCGACCAGCTTAAGCGCCTCTTTTACATCTAGGACTTCTCCTGATGCTCGATAGGTCTTCTCTATAAGCTGCATCACTTCGGGTATTTTACCCATGCCTCTTACTAATTCAAAATCTTCGCCTTGGGCAGCTAGCTGTTCAGCTTCTCTTTTCATTTCTGATAAGACTTGCCGTTCTGCCTGAGCATCTCTATCCGAAAGCTTTTGATCTACACCCTGTTCGAGAGCATTAATCTTAGCCTTAAGATCATTAATCTCAGAGTTGCCCTGATTCGCGAGAATCTCATTAGTAAGTTGCTCATAAGTGACACCGTTTTCCAATAACACCTTCAGCGGCTCAGACGTCAATCGGGCTAACGGTATCGCACCCCCATCTGCAGATTGGGTGGATAAAGCCTTCTCTCTTTCTAATAGCTCCCTCTCTTTAACCTGGAGGGCCCGCCTTTGCTTAGCAATAGCGGCAAACTGAGGACTAATCGGTGCGGTTTCTTCCGACGGATTAGCTTGGTTATTCTCTGATTCTATATTCGCAGATCTTTGAATTCCCGGCAATTCCTGGACCTGCGCTTGTGTCTGCTCCATATAGCTAGGATTGGCATTAGTGTTCATCCTAAAGCTTCTGAGTGGCTGAGCAGGCATTTCCCCTACTGGGGAGGGCGCCATATTGGCGCCTGATGGCATCGGGCTTATCTTCATAAATATCCTAGTTAGGCCGCTACCGGCGGCGCATTAGTATTTGGAACAAGTGGCGATGTCGGAGCCGCTTCCGGACTAGCCGGAGGAGGCGTAACTGGAACAGGAGGCGCCACTGGTTGAGACCCTTGTATCAAGGCTTGAACTTGAACGAAGAACTTGCGCAACATATCTGCCTTTTCTTCTTCCAATTTCGCTGCCAAATAAAGATTGATATACTGAACCGTCAAAGTAGTTGCCAACTGAAGATCTAAATATGGATCTGGTAGCGTATATTTTCCATCTTCAACGATCATATCCAATATTTGGAATATTCTCTCTTC